AATATTGAAGCAAATCATTACTATAATTGATAAGACAATAGATATTCTGGTCGATCAGAAAAAATGGACAATCAAGAATTTCATAGACTATAAGAAGTGGCTTGAAGGAAATTAATGAGTAAATTTTATGTTTCTAAATTAAATGAAGTCTATGTGCAAGTAGACTCGCCAGAACTTTTTATGTTGAAAGAGCTTGTAGATTATTTTACATTCAAAGTGCCTGGCGCTGAATTTATGCCGTCGTATAAAAACAAATATTGGGATGGGAAGATTAGACTGTTTAATCCTATGAACTGTAAGTTATATCTAGGGCTAGTAAGTCAGTTAAAATTCTTCTGTGAAAAAAATGATTATGAAATAGTATATGATGAAGATTTAAAAGACCAAGAATTTACTCCAAAAGATTTAGAATCTTTGGCTAAGTACATAAAACCGCACAGTCAGGGCGCACCAATCTCTTACAGAGATTATCAACTAGACGCCATATACCATGCCATCAAAAAGAACAGAACTCTTTTGCTATCCCCAACAGCATCAGGCAAATCTTTGATCATATATACACTAGTTCGCTTTTATAATATGCACCCAGAAGTGAAAAACAAAAAAATATTAATAATCGTTCCTACAACATCTCTAGTTGCACAGATGTATGGCGACTTCAAAGATTATGGATGGAATGTAGAAAAGTACTGTCATAAGATTTTTGCCGGACAAGATAAACATTCCGACAAGAAAGTTATCATTTCTACTTGGCAGTCTATATACAAAATGCCAAGAGAATATTGGGATCAGTTTGGAGTAGTTATTGGAGATGAGTGTCATTTATTCAAAGCAAACTCGCTCAATAAAATTATGGACAGATTAACTGACTGCAGATTTAGATTCGGAACAACTGGAACATTAGATGGAACGAAGACGCACAAGCTTGTATTGACAGGAATGTTTGGCGAAGCGAAACAGGTTACATCTACTAGAAAGTTGATTGACAATAAAACTCTGGCCGATTTTAAAATTCAATGTTTAGTTTTAAAATATTCTGAAGAAACTTGCAAAGAAATTAAAAAGATGAAATATGCTGATGAGGTAGAATATATCGTCACTAATCCAAGGAGAAATGAATTTATTAAAAACTTGACATTAGACTTAAAAGGTAATACACTAGTACTTTACAATTTTGTAGAGAAACATGGAATTCCATTACATAAGTTAATATCAGATCACGCACAAGAAGGTAGAAAAGTTTTCTTCGTATCAGGTGGAGTTGATACAGAAACCAGAGAGGCAATCCGAGCCACAACAGAAACCGAAGACAATGCAATTATTGTCGCTTCATATGGAACCTTTTCAACAGGCATAAATATAAGGAACTTGCATAATGTTGTATTCACTTCTCCTTCTAAAAGTAGAATAAGAAACTTACAGTCTATTGGTAGAGGATTAAGAAAGGGAAATAACAAAACTTCAGCTGTCTTATATGATATCGCAGATGATATGAGACATAAGAATTATATGAATTTTGCTATACGGCATTTTTATGAACGCATAAATATTTACAATGAAGAGAAGTTTTCTTTTAAAATTAATGAACTCAAACTTTACGGTTAGGAAAATACATGAACGACTTTAAACTTTTAAGACTTACAACAAAAGAAGTTATTATATGTAAAGCCTATGCGAATGAAAAAGATAAAAATAAAGTAGTATTGCACGACCCCTTTGAAATCAAATCGTTCATGAATCCTAGTACTGGAGATTTTAATTCTACACTAATAGATTGGTTGCAATATAGCGCAGACAGTTTCGTTGAAATCGAGGCGTTCAATGTCTTGACGATCAGTACTCCCGCTTCTGATATCGTAGATCATTACGAGATGATATTGAAAAGAAGAGAGGCCCTGCTCGAAGATGGCGCAGAAGAAATCAATCAGACAAGCGCTCCAGCCGCAACAGACATAGAAGAAGACGGAGAGTATTCTATTGAAGACATGATGAAGATGTTAGGTAATAATAAAGTATATCATTAAGGGTCCACATACCCATTGTAACAAAAGATTCGCACGCTGTCAATAAGAAAAAATAATTATTTTGTATTGACAGACAAATATTTTTATGATATTATCTATGTAATTGAATTGAGGAATTAATATGGCTAAAAAACCAACAAGAAATCACTATGTAGACAACAAAAAGTTGTTAGTAGAGATGACCAAGTATAAAGAGTCAGTAGAGACTGCAAAAGCATCAGATACAGAACGACCTAGAGTACCTAACTACATAGGGGAATGTATCATGAAGATTGCACAACATCTCTCATACAAACCCAATTTTATCAACTATACATATAAAGAAGAAATGATCTCAGATGGTATTGAGAATTGTCTTTTATACATTGATAATTTCAACCCAGAGAAGTCTAAGAATCCATTTGCATATTTTACGCAGATTATCTATTATGCCTTCATCCGAAGGATACAGAAAGAGAAAAAGCAGACATATGTTAAGTATAAGGCCTTGGAGAATCAAGAACTGATTGACGAAATCATGCAAGGCCCCAACGGCACTCCTGTGAAGAATAATTTTATGGAATTCTTGCAGAGTAATATGGATGATTTTCTTGCAGATTTTGAAGAGACTCAACGAAAGAAAAAAGAGAAAGCAAAAGAGAAAAGAGACAACAAGGAACCTTCATGAAAATTGCCCTAATAACTGACACTCATTTTGGGGCAAGGGGAGACTCTGCTTTATTTCATGAGTATTTTATGAAATTCTATGATAATATCTTTTTTCCATATCTAGAAGAAAATGAAATAACCACTGTAATTCATCTTGGAGATGTTACTGATCGACGCAAGTTTATCAATTATAACATTTTGGATGGATTGAAGATTGGCTTTATAGAGAAGATGCGTAAGTATGACACTCATTTTATTGTTGGTAATCATGATGTGTATTATAAGAACACAAACCGTATTAACTCTATGGAACAGCTTTTCGGTGATGATTTCAAGGTTTATACGGAAGCCACTACTATTAATACTGGTGGGATTGATGTGTGTCTTGTTCCTTGGATAAATTCTGATAATTTAAACCAAACTACCAAACATCTGAAAAAAACAAAAGCAACTGTTGCTCTAGGACATCTGGAGTTGAATGGATTTGAAATGATGCGTGGTATCAAGTGTGAAGCTGGTATGGATATTAAATTGTTTAAGAAGTTTGATTTAACTTGTTCTGGACATTTTCATACAAAATCAAATCAAGGTAATATTCATTATTTGGGTTCTCCATATGAAATGTACTGGAATGACTGTAATGATGCCAAAGGATTTCATATTTTAGATACAGAAACTTTAGAACTAGACTTTATCAAGAATCCTCATCAATTGTTTCATAAAATCTTTTATGACGAAACTAGAGAATATAAACTTTCCTCATTTGCTAACAAATACATTAAAGTTGTCGTTACAAATAAAACAGATCAGTATAAGTTTGATGTGTTTGTGGATTCTTTATATAAGGCCGGTGTAGCAGATTTGTCCATTGTGGATGAAACTGATTTTGAGTTTGAAGAGCAAAGTGATGTGGATACTACAAAGGATACTATGTCTTTACTTACTAGTTACATCGACAATTATGAAATTGATGTAGATAAAAATAAATTGAAAAGCATTATGCAAGACTTGTATGTCTCTGCTATGCGAGGTGAATAATGATAGAATTTCAGACAATCAAGTGGAAGAATTTTCTTTCCACTGGTAATTACTTTACAGAAGTGCAGCTTAACAAATCATCATCTACATTGATTGTAGGTGAGAATGGTGCTGGTAAATCTACAATATTAGATGCATTGACATTTGGATTATTTGGAAAATCTTTTAGAAAGATCAACAAACCTCAGCTAGTAAACTCTATCAACAGTAAAGATACGGTAATTGAAATTACTTTTACTATTGGTAAAAAGAACTATCTTGTCCGCCGTGGAATCAAACCAAATATTTTTGAAATATGGGTAGATGGTAAGATGTTGGATCAAGACTCTAAGATTAGAGATAGCCAATTATACCTAGAAGAGACTATTCTCAAACTGAATTACAAATCCTTCACTCAGACAGTAATATTAGGTAGTGCTACATTTGTTCCATTCATGCAACTATCTGCAAATGATAGAAGAGATATTATTGAAGATATTTTAGATATTAAAATCTTTTCATCGATGAATGAGATTCTAAAGGCCAAGATGGCAATGATGAAAGAATCAATGTCTGACAATGAAAAGAATAGAGAAGTACAAGACTACAAAATAGAATTGCAAGAAAGAAGTATCGAAGAGGCAAAATCTACCAAAAAAACTGCTATCAATACCTTTAAGAAAAAAATCAAAGAAAAGAAAGCAGAACAGTCTGGTTACTTAGATTCTAACAAAAAGTTGCAAACTGAATTGGATGAATTGTTGGAGACTATTGTAGATGAAAGCAAACTCGTTACAAAACGAAAAAAGTTTGAAAAGTTGGAAAACAAGTTATCCAATAATATTGATAAAATTGATAATGATATTGATTGGTTTACAAATAATGATGTGTGTCCATCTTGTCAGCAGAATATAGGCTCAGATCATAAACACTGCATCGTTGAAGAAAAAGATGTCAAGAAGAATGAAATTCAAGAAGCAGTAAAACAATTATCTGCAGAATTGAATGGTGTGAACGAAGACATTTCTAAAATTGAAGAAACTAAAACTTCCATTTTAAATTTACGAAATGTTATGAATAACAACACAAATAAGTTCGAATTCATTCAGAAGAGTATTGAAGAGATTGAAACGGAGATGGAAGATGCAGAATCTAATAATAAAAGTGTCTCAAAACTAGAAAAAGAATTGAAGACTGCTCGTAAAGAGATGTCCAGATTAGATGATGAACGAAAAGAGCTCACAGATACCAAAAATTATTATGTGGTTGCCTCTCAGTTTTTGAAGGATACAGGAGTAAAAACTTCTATCATCAAATACTATCTGCCAATCATGAATAAACTAATCAACAAATATCTACAGGAAATGGATTTTTATGTGAACTTCACCATGGATGAGCGTTTTCAAGAGAACATAAAATCTAGAGGCCGTGAAGGATTTACTTACTCATCATTTTCCGAAGGCGAGAAGATGCGTGTCGATCTTGCATTGCTGTTTACATGGAGAGAGATTGCGCGAATGAAGAACAGCGTCAACACCAACCTACTGATTCT